ACACCAATATTTACATATCTATTCTTGGTATCACCATTTGCATTAGTATAAGAACCCGATTTTACTGCCATATCATATAACTTCTTTGCCATTATTGCACTCCTTGTTTTAAAAATTGAACCGTATCATCAACTTCTGTTAAAAACTTATTGACTTCGGTTTCTAACATCTTAATGATATTTTCATCCCTGTCAACCCTTGCAACAAACATTTTAAGCTGTTCAGGAAAACTAGGGCAGTAACTTACAAAATCTACCCATTGCTTACCCGCACATGCCATTTGCCATTGCATTTGGTTTACATACTTACTTGGCACTTGTCTTGATATAAGTGTTTCTGTATGGTTATGTGGCTGTGGGCATTTAATTTCTAATAACCCATCGTCATTAACCAATCCATCAGGACTAGCACCCGACATTTCAATAGTAGGGTGCGTATAGAAACCGCACTCTTCTACTAAATCTCTTTGAAAGATATAAAAGTTCCTAGCTTCATCTTCCGTATCTATGCCGTGTTGCATAGCTTCATTAACAAATGTTTTTGTTACATTACCTGTAAGGCGTTCAGTCACTAGCTGTATTCTATAAGCCCTACGACTAGCACTTTCACCACCACTTCTTACTGTGGCAATGACATCGTTTAAACGACTAGCTGTTACTTTGCCTAGCCGTGCCTGAAACCACTCTTCACTCCTCTGTTCCATTGTTTTCTCCTCTAATCTTTTCTATAAACGCTTGGCACTCTTTCCTATCCTCTGCGTTCATACGGTTATATAAAGCTCTTGCACCCTCAAGACCTTGTTCATTGTAGGTCTTTTCTATTAGCTCTACGGGAGAGCCTAAAGGTATATCCTCTCCGTTGTATATGTATAAGCCAATACCATGTAATGCAATAGCTTTGGCAAGACAGCGTTGCATAGCTGTATTTATCTGCATTGAGTCGGGAGATTTTATCGCTTGATTGCGAAAGTTCAATACAGGCAAATGAGCAGTTCTCTCCTTGCCAAATGCTTTAACGGTGCAAAACACCATAAATGTATCATTATAATTAACAGGTTCACGAAACTCCCATGTTGCATTTTCGTCATGCTGTAATAAAACATCTACGGCATGTGACCAACTTAAATAGTTAAACCCATTCTTTGATTCAATGTGTTGAGAAACATCAATCTGTCTTAAATCATTATACTTACTCATTTGCTTCTCTCCATTGTTTACCAACTAAATCTTGATTGTAAAACTTTATGTCAGCTACATCACGAGCCTTGACTTGTGTAAGTAGCACTTTATGTCTTGCTTCCAATCTTTTAGTAAGATTGTTAAGACGATTTCTAAAGTCGTCTAATGTTTTGTTAATATCTTGGTTACTCATAATGTTCTCCCAAAGTTAAAAGACAATATAATTATAAAACGATTTGCACTCATTGTCTAGTTTATTTTACTTAACAATCTTTCTTCGTTTAAACGCTCTGTTACTTGTTTCCAATTATTTGATTCAAACACTCTGCCATCTTTAGCCTTAACACGATAAGCAATGCCTTGACCAAACTCTTCTCGTAACGCTTTTATAAAATCATTAATGCTCATGGTCTCTCCTTGTATCGTAATCCCTTTTTGTCATACCAAAAGTTAATGGTTGATTCACTATTCTCACCTACAAAATTCCTTTGCTTTTGTATTATTAATTTAGCATCAGGTTTAACTCGTAAATCTTCCTCTGTTAGCAATCCATTTTCTGCCTGTCGCTCTTTAATAACATTACGCCATAAACATAAAATGTTGTCAGCAAGGTTTCGTATATGACCACTACCTAAAATATGATTGCTTTCTGGTATGCCAAATGATTCATCTAGCTTCTTTGTATGACAAACTAGAAAAATATGGCAGTCAGTATCACGGGCTATGGTTGTTAGCCTATCTACAAACTTTTTCTGACCGTCATAATTATCCTCTGCAATGTCAGACATTTTCATTAAACTGTCAACCACAAAAACCTTACAGCCTAACACATGCACCCCATAAAATATCATCGCTTCAATATCACGAGACGAGGTTGTGCCTTGTTGGTCGTAAATATACAGTTTTTCCTCAAGCCTAGTTAGAAACTCTTTAATGTAACTATCCGTTGGTTCTTTACTACCCAAACATTGCGTAATCATTCTTTGCAAACTTAATACGGGCTTCATTTCCATACTTGCAATCACACATTTAGTCGTTTTTAACAAATGTATAATTAACTGTGAGAGCCACATGGTTTTCCCATGCCCTGATTGACCTTGTAATATAGTCACTTCGCCATCACGAATCCTAAAATGGTCGTGTGTCTTTTCCCAACCCATGAGCATACCTTGATTACCACCGCCATGATAAAAGTCTAATAAGGCTTTTTCATAGTCTGTTGTAGTTTTAACCTTGTAATCAATCTCTACATGCGTTTGGTTATATTTATCAACCACCTCTTTAGTGATGGTGACATGCTTCATCATCTCCCCTACATTCATCATATGCCTCTTATCTCCCATTTGTTATCAGGCATTACAGACCACCGCTTTTGGTTTAAGTATGTGTGCATATTAGGAATGAATTGTGGGTTTTTCCATTGCTCACAATGTATCATTTGTTTTAAATGTGCGATGATAGTCGTAAAATCCTTATCTAATTTATTAGCGTTCCATGTGTTTAAACACTTATCTTTTGCTATGCGTTTAGCAGACGGATACAATTCATAAAACTCATCAAACATCTTGTTATCTTTTGGCTTCTTCTTAACACGAGTGGCAGACGGTTTCTTTTCCCATCGTTTAAACGCACTTGCTTTAGCTTTCTCGCTACGCTCATAAACTTTGTGTAACTCTTCGTCTATACGCTTATGATGAAAGCCGTCATCTTCCTCAACAAAGAATAGTTCTAGTATATCTGCTATCTCTGTCTCGTCACATTCGCACTTCCTAGCCAATAACTTCATGTCATTAGGTAGGCAAGATTCTGTGTCGTAATAGAGCCATATCAATTCTAAATAGATAGAACGCTTCTTATGGCATAAGAAACTTGTGTCCCTCTTAAAGTCGCCTATGTGGTGGTTATAGTATTGCAATTCATTCTCCCTAGAATAAACATGGTGGTTCTCTATTAAAATCTATCTTCTGTTTTACGATACGGCAGTCTTTAGTATTCCATACGAAACGCTGTGCTTCATCTTTCGTCTCAAACCACCGTATTGGTTCATTCATAAAATCATAAACTAGATACCCGTGTGCGTAATACATCTTTAATCCCCTGTAAGTCATTAGCATTAGCAAGAATTTCAATTTGCCTAATCAATGGCAACTCTCCATTCTTAACCCATGTATTTACAGCTTGTCGTGTTACATTTAAAGACCTAGCTAGTGCACTCTGTGAATTGTTATGCTTTGATAATATTTCTGATAATGTCATTGTTAATCCTTAAAAATGTGGGAGTAACTATTAGAACACAGCTACTCCCGTTTGTCAATAAAAGGTTACTCGTTCCAATAACCTTCTTGCTCTCGTTTTTCCTCAAGTCTTGTCAATTGGTCGTCAATGTCTTGTAGGTATAACTCGTCAGATACTTCCTCTTCCTTGCCATCTTCCCAAACTGCTATGACCTTGTAGGCTACGATGTCTTTGCGAACATTGATTACATCATCACCGTCAATCAAATGCTCATCACCATGTAAGGTGTCCTGTGGTGTTTTTAGTTCACTCATTAGTTTGTCTCCCTTGCTTCTTTTTGTAATTTATAAGCGTATTGCCTTGTTGCTTCTATTTCTTTTTCTGTTGGGTATCTATCAAAATAATCCCATACTAATTTTATATTTCCGCTTCCTGAAGGGTTAGGCACAATTTCTGTTTTGTAGAACGGGCTTTTACTTGTATTTTTTGCTTGTAATTTTTTATCTTTCATCTTCTATTTTTTCCCATAAATTATCTAAAGTTTTTATTGCTAATTCTTCCTTACCTACATAAAATTGCATACTTGCTAATGAATTTATTACATCACAAAATTTTAATTGCAGTTCGTCTGATAATTCTTCAAATCTGCAATTACGCTCAATTTTTATAATCATAATTTTCTCCCTTATTAAAAATCAAAATTATATGAAATTTCTATATGATGATATGTGCAATATCCGATAACTCCATACATTTTGTCGGTTGGTGCAATATCATCACGAATATAAATTTTTGGTTTCATTTTGTTATCAAATTTTAAATGTAACCAATAACCGTCATCTACTCCCCATGATATAAAATATCCGTCATCAGAGCTACAATCTAATTCTCCTGCTAATGCTGAAATGTTGGAAACTGTCCAAACAATATCAGTAATATCTTTGTTCATTTTTGTCTCCCTGTTTAAACACCCTAATAATAAAAGGGGGGCGGAATAAAACTCCCCCCTAATATTATGGAGATTTAAAATAGCCGAAATTGTTTTTTCCTTTCAAGTTTGTGGTTATTCCCTTAAACAATTTCTCCCAACAGTTTTGCAGTTTTTTTACGGAAACTCTTGGTTCTTATACCGCACATTACGCACCGTTTATATCGGTTCTTGTCTGCTCAAGCCTATGGGCTATTTACCATAGATTAAAGCTAGTTTTTGGTAAAGGTCGTAAAAACTAGCAAAATATGTCATTCTTGTTACTTAAAAATAAGAAGCCACCACCGTTACCCTCTTCATCTTGGCTAACTTCTAATAACACTTCATTTTTTCCTTTAACTAATGTAAAGCGTGGAAAAGGTTTTAGGAAACCCTCATCTGTAATCATGCCGTCAAAAGATTTTATTTTGTATCCTTTTAATTGACCATAATATTTTTCATAAAAATTACTCATTGTTCATTCCTTTCATTAACTTAAAAATCCAAATCGTTATAATTTTCATCATACATATATGTTGAATCAGGTATATATTCTTGTTTATCATGCTTTAAATTAAAATCATTGATAAATATTTTTTTTGCTTCCTCTACTGTTTTAGCTTTAACAGTAAAGTTTTGAATAACTGATTGAGTAAAATAAAATGTTTTCATAGCACTCCCTTACACTTATCTATTACCATTATTAGCATATTTTTTTTGTATGTCAAGCATTATTTTACTTTTTTCTCATTGATAACTTACTGTGTTTAAACATCTTTATGCGAACGCTATGCGAACGGTATGCGATTGCAATGCGAACGGTATGCTACCCAATACCCAATACCCAATACCCAATACCCAATATATATATATAAAAAATACTTGACAAGATAAATTTACAATGTCATACTTAAATTGTGACTTTTATTTGGGAGATTATTATGAAAAGTTTAATGTATGAATTATGTCAATTGCTGTTTAAACATGGTTACGATGTTATGGTTGCTAGTGATGATAATATTTACATTGAGCAAACAAACAAAATAACAGAA